CGTCCCTTATAGGATTTGCTTGGGATTACCAAGGGACTCAAATCAACGTTGACGAGTCCATTCTGATGACGTTCACTCTGAACGTGGCTCAGGCAGTTACAGGTTTCAAGACGTTCAGCTTCACGATTGTCATTGTCGGAAGCGGGTAACATGGCCAAGGTCGATGTTCTTGAGAATTGGGGCCGCGAATCCGCTATGCGAAAGAAGTGGCTCAAAATCTGGGACAAGGTCGGAGCCAGAATCCTGCAGTTTCCAAAGTGGATGCAAGTCATCATTCTGCAGGACATCAACACGGCGATCGAGAACCGAGTTGCAATAATGGAGATCATCCAGAATGCGAAGAGAAGCCATTGAAATCGATGAAAGATTCGGTAAGGAATACGTTGGAAAATACGTTTTCCAAGAGATCACGTGGGCGAGAAGAAACCGCATCTTGCAGAAGTACACGAAATATAATCCTCAAACGGGCTCAGTTCTGACCACAGATTATGTGGCCATCCAAGCTGAAACGATCTTTGCTTCGCTCAGGGAACAGCCGGAAAACAAGCCTTTGACGCTTGAGAAGTTGCTGAGCGAAGGCGAAGATGGCGTTAAAATCGAGTTCGGCGAGCTGCTCAGCAAGACAGTAAATAAACTCAATGCTGTTTCCGTTGAGGAAACAAAAAACTCGTGAGAGCGATGAGGCGTGGCAGGCCGCATCCTGCCGTGACTGAGTTTCGCCTTTGTAAGGAATTCGGATGGACCATAGAGCAACTTGATCGTCAGCCAGCCAAGAAGCTGCAGGAGTTTCTGATCATTCTGGGCGAAATTGACCGGCTGACAAAAGAGGAGATGGACAAGGCCAAGCGTCAATATGGTACTTCGAGAGGTTTTACGGGTTGAACGTTGAGTTTAGAGTTGAAACCGATGGCGTTGACGACTTTGCTCGGAAGATGCGCAGGCTTGACGAGGCTACGCAAGAATATGTTCAAGACGCCCTCAACCGGACTGGTCAAGAAGTCATGCACAGAGCTCGTCAGTTGGCGCCGGTGAAAACTGGCCGACTGATGCAGAGTATCTACGCGCAAATGATTTACAGGTGGGTTGTCAAGGTCGGCTGCTACGCGCCTTATGCATATTTTCAAGAGTTTGGCACGCGGTACATTCAGCCGCGGTACTTTCTTACCCGAGCCCTAGAAGAAAGTCGAATGCAATTTCTAACGATCGTTGTGGCAGCTTTGCAGAGAGCTGTTGAAGAGGCTTCAATCAGTTGAGTAGTTTAGGCGAGATAGCTGTCACGATTCGAGCGGTGAATGAGGCTACGCCTGAGTTTGAAGCGATTAGCAGTGACGCTGCCCGCATGTCCTCCGATATCTCCGGTTCGCCCTTGACGCTTAACGTTGAGGACTTGGCGTCTCCCGAAATTAATAAGGTCGCTGAAGATGCTGCAGCCGTTAAGGCTCAGGTTGAAGGCTCGCCGATAGCAATCACTTTCGCGCCGGTTGAGGTCCCACCGCTTCCCTTGGTTGATACTACACCAATTCAGGAAGGCCTCAATCAGGTCGGTATGAGCGCCACTGTGATGGGTGAAAAGGTTCAAACAGCGGGTTCTAGCTTCACCGAGATGGGAGCCTACGCCGAGGCCACAGAAATCAAGCTTACCACAGTTGCCAGGGCGATCGGCAGCGTCGGAATGATGGGTTCAAGCCTCATAACCTTGGGAACCGATTTCGGCATCGTCGACAAGGAAACAGCCAAGTACATGCACACGATCATAGCCGTCATAACAGTTGTTTCGGCATTAGCCCGTATGAAAGCCTACTTGAGCCTAGTAACGACAGGCGAGACAGCCACAGTTGCGGTTGAAGGAGCAACCACCACCGCCACCACCGGAGCCCTTAGCCTCTCAACAGTCGCCCACAATGTCTACGCCACGGCCTGCCAATTCGCGACGGCCTGTGAAAACGCCCTCAACATCAGTCACGCCACTTTTCTGGCCCTGTGCGGCATAGGCATCGGAGTGATCATTGCAGCTGCTGCCGCGATTTCGATGTTTGCTTCCCAAATGAACAGCGCTACGGACAGCATCAAGAATTACAATGCGGCTGCTACGGAGACGCCGACGAAGCCCCGTGGAATCCAGAGAGCCGGGGAAGACGCAATGTACCGAAGAGGAGTCGAGTGAATAAAACCAGCATGACCTTGATCCTAACCACCAGAAGCCAGCCTTGACGTTCCGTCAAGAAGCGCACCTTAGGAACTCGCGCTGATCAAGAGCCTTTTTATGTTGAAGCAGCAGAATATAAACTGGAGTTCAAGAATGAGTGAAAAGAAAATGGTTAGAAGAAATGTTGCTATTGCACTCGGAATAGTCTGCGCCATTCTAGCTGTCGGTTTGGTGGCAGCATTTGCATACTATGTTCCCTTGATAGGTGAGAAGAACAAAGAGATTGCCTCTTTAGACTCTCAGGTTTCTCAACTAACCATTAATGCAACAAACCTGCAAAATCAGGTTAATTCTTTGAACCTCAACGTCACAGATTTTCAAAACCAAGTGAACAACTTGACTGATGCTCTCAATCTCCATAAATTTACTGTTTGGTATAATGGGACAATACGTCTAGTGCCTCCGCTGGAATTATATGGTACAACGCTTGAGGAACATGCACCTTATGCCGGATATGTTTCTGTCCATGCTTCCTCGTTACAAGGCAATGAAACGGTTGTCGAGTTCGTCTACTATTCCGAAGCCCTAGATTACAGACATGACGATTCAGTAAACTTGGGCAGTAATGGAACAGCAATCTTCCCTGTCTTGCCTTCAGATATGGCTATCTATTTCGGTGACCCTCACCTTGAGTTTCCCGATTCAAGAACGGCAACTGTAACAGTAATATACTACTACTAGCGCGCGCCGATCGATCCTCGGTCTTACGTTTGCGTCTAGTGTACTGACCTTTAGGATTTACGCTATTTACAGTCGCTGTGGTTTTTGCATGAGTGTTGATATTCCCAAATGTGCGATTGCTCTTGGTTCTGTGGCTCCGCCGCAGGGCGATGTGGTCGATCTTCGAGTGCATCTGGGCTGCACTAAAGAGGTGAGCAGCTTCGAGGTGACCCTGCAGAACTGGAATCAGAAGTACAGTCCCGGCGGCTCGAGCCCCATCAACGTTGGCGTAGATGGCCATATTGACATCGGTAGGGGCTCCAACATGCCCCAGGTCATCGCCTGCCGGGTTGAGAGTATCAAGTGTCAGTCTCCGAGCCCGGATGAGCATTACGTCGTTGTTTCAGGCCGTTGCTGGGGAGAAAAGCTCTTCCGCCGCGTCGTGACCAAGAACTACACGAGTCAGAAGGGCGAAGCGATCATCAAGGATCTGATGGATAGTTATGCCGGTCTAAGTCACACCAGAAATGGCCAAGAACTCGTCGAAGACACCGACACGACCTTCACGGAGCTGGAGTACGAGGATACGCCGGCCTGGGACATTCTGAAATACGTGGCTGAAAGCAGCGACAAAAACGGCGTCATCGGATACGATTTCCGAGTTGCTCCAGACGGCAAGTTTGAGTGTTTCCCGAAGAACAGCAAAACCTCCCCTGTGAGCCTGAGTGAAAAACTTGAGGTCAGCGAATATCAAAAGGACATTCACCGAGTCCGCAACAAGATTATGGTTTACGGCCTCGCTGACAAGAGTGTGCCGCTTGACAAGGACGCCTGGACCGAGAGCGTGAATCCGACCGATGGCTCCTGGAGTACTGTCGGCGGTGGCGAAATCATCTTTGACACTTCCAACAAGGTGAAGGGCACAGGAAGCATCAAAATCCATGGCGTACAAGCCTATTATGAAGGCGGAATCTTCACACTTAACGCTGGTAAAGAAGTTGACGCCAATCTATACCCGATCTTGAGTTTCTTTGCAGCCTTGCAGAACGCCTTCAGGGGCGACGTCGACGTAAGCCTATGGGATACCGCGGATAAGGCAGCCTGGAAACACATCAACATCGCGCCTGGCGAATGGCGCAAAACAGATCTTAAAGTAGGTCTCGCAAATGAGGGCGATTGGGATGTTGATCCGGGGTTCAACTGGATCCAAATAAAGAAGGTCCGGATCGATTGTTGGTTTTCGGGCGTGGGCTCGGGCTATTTCTGGATTGATGCCCTCTACTTTGGTGGACGAAGGTATTCAGCGGTTCGCGAAGATGCTGCGAGTCAAAATGCGTATGGCCTTCGTGAGTTGACAGAGACAGACGAGGAGCTCGTCAGCGATAACGAGTGCGATCTCAGGGCGAAGGCCCTGCTGGATTATTTCAAGGATCCGGCGGAGTACTT